ACAGATTCTCATACCTCTTCTCTATATACCCCTCTTCGTTTACTCTCGTAGCAGAAGTTGCTCTTGTAAAAGTAAAATCACCACTACCATCTGTAGGTAGTTGGCTGTATAATTTACCCTCCTTGGTTGCACTTGGAACCATTACGAGGGATGCTTGGTCTATTAATGGAAAATCTGCCATATTAGTTTTGTGTTAAAGCTATACATTCTGCATATGATAGGGCGGTTGGGAATACTAATGCTTGGTTTACAGAATTTCGTCTATTTAAATCTTGAAGTATTCTTAATTGACCAATTAATACATCATTAATTAATGAATTGAATGTGTCAATTGTTGATGTTACTGCCTGTGAAGTTCCGTTAACAAATAACTCTGCAGATGAATCAGTAACTACTACTGCAACTTTATGCGTTCCACTTCCATATATAGATGATGACACAATCTCTGTTAAAGTACGATTTGGCCTTAAAGCAAAAGAAAATCTATTATTATAATATCCTAATGAGTAATATTCATCGTTTCTTAATGTATTTGAGAAAGCCACTACATCAACAGCAATACCATTAACAACGGGAACTTCTGCATAAAGGGTAAATGGATAAGTGGTAGGAAGCGATGCACCATTAATTAAATGACAATTATCCTCATCCCTCGTCTGCGTACTTCCGTATGTTGGGATGTAGGAGGTTGGGTAAGAGCCTTGTTCTATTTGTGCGCCATAGATATAATAATCAACTGCAGCGCCACTATAAAAAGATACTCGCACCCAAAGGCTTGTACACCCCGCTGGGGTTGTAAACGATATTTCTTGCCTTTTATATTCCGTATTGCTTATAACTGGCCAATCTCCCAAATCAATTACTGCGTTATTTGAAGCATCTCTAATACTATATTTTGGTGTTTGTGAACCACTTGTTACTTTGCCATACCAAGAGAATGTGTAAGATGTGTTTTCAGTCACTGAAATGTTTCGGTATTCAAGACCTTCATTGTGGTCAACTGATGTTACTCTTGTCGCATTATCAACGCCTTCGGGTGAAGTGTCTGCATTTGATTGAATGCTTGTTCCAGCTATCAAATTCCATCCCGTTCCAAAATACTCCGACTGCGTTATAAGATTCGTCCTACTTGGCTCCAATAAAAGAGAGGGGCAAGAAGCATCTGTATAATCCAAGCGAGGCATATTATCTGTTAACCCTCCGTACACAGGTGCTGTGGTAGTCTCTAAATAGGGTTGAGCAACAAGGCCGTAGTTTAACTGAAAGTCTTGTATAATATGTGTAGCACCTGTTGAATTAAATCCTGTTCCATCTGGTGAAGCCATATATATTAAAACCTCTGAAGCCGTAGATGATGCTGTAGCACTTAATCTGTAAAAATCATTTCCCACATATTCTTGAGTGTAACTAATTATTCCAGTAGAATATCCTGCAATTGTTTGATTTGCATCACTAATATTAAAAAGTACACATTGACTTGTGCTACCAAATACAAGGCCAATTCCAGAAGATGGGTTTATTTTTACATAAACAGAAATAGTATATACACCGTTTAAAGAAATGTTTTGTCCTGGCCCTTTACTACCTCCAGAGCCTTTAATAAATTGCCAAGCATCATTAGTTCCATCGTATCCTAATTCGCCTGAGCTAAATGTAACAGAAGGCTTGTTCCAAACAACATCTGAAAAATTATTACTGTGCTTAATTAGGTTTACAGTCTCCTTCTCAATGTATCCTTGCTCGTTTACTCTGGTAGCAGTATCCGTTCCTCTACTGAAAGTAAAGTCACCACTCCTATCCGTAGGCTTTAAACTATATAGCTTTCCCTCCTCGTATGCGTGAGGTAGCATCACCAAAGATGCCTTGTCAAATGCGTTACTCATATTATGCTATTTGTATTGCAGTAAGTTCATTGTAAGAGTCTAACAAACAACTCTTCGCCTCTATAGTAGCCGTATTAGGGATATCACTAAGCAAGAATGCCAATAACCCAGTCTCTGAATTGATAGCTTGCATCTTGTCAAAGAATGCATCCACACAAGCATAAGCCTCAACTACACCTCCATCATCAATAATACGGTCACCCGAATCGTTAAAACCAATTCTAATAGTATCGTTTAAGTATCCCGATGTAGTGAATAGGTATGAAGCCGTGCCAATAGCAGTAGCATTAGCCAAGAACCCTCTACCGTTATTGAAGAAGTAAGGCATTATTCAAAGATTGTTTGATCCGTAAATGGCGTTTTGTCATCAAGCACCAATGAAGCAATACCGCTTTCGGTGGTTAGTGTGATGTTTACGAAAGACTTCTCAGATACACCCGTACCAGAGTTAGCCTCGTAGTTCATTGTTAGTCCATCCAACCATCCCGAAATAGTTACAGTATCATTGTTGTGTAGTAGTACACAAACGATATCTTCTCTGCGAGACATAAAGTCAATCTTGTTAACCTTATTGTCTACAGCGGGAGCTTGAATAGTTATGTTAGTTGAAACAACACCTAAGCCATTAGATGTGTTTTTATTTTCTGTAAAGGTGGTAGTACCATCCTTTGGGTTGTGTTCAAATACTACTTCGTTTGCAGTGTCCACAGTAGTAACCACTGTGTCATCAGTAGGATCAAAGGTAACTGTAAGATCGCTTTGAAGAAGTAGGATAGCTTTTTTGATACCTCCTGTAACTCTCTTAGAGCAGTTGATATCAATGTCGCTTAGTAAGATAGAGCAGTTGAAGGCCATCGTATGTTATTTTATATTAAAAAGGGGAGAGAAGAAATTAATCAACTCTCCCCCTTGTTATAATTTACAAGATTGCTATTAAGCAGTTGCAGTTGCAAAGTCAGCAGAGTCGATGCTGTAAGACAATCCGTTCTCCTCACCTGTTAGAGTAAGTTGGAAACGGTTTTTCTCACCACGACCAGTTCCTGAATTGCCGTCTACACTTGAAGCGTAAAGACCGTAGTCCAAACCACTAACGTGGTAAGTACCAGCAGCAGTCTTAACCCAAGCAACCAATTCAGCACCACCTTTTGCAAGTTGATCCAAAGCAGTGATTTTAGAAGCATCCATCTTAGGAAGCTCTACAGAGATAGTAGGAACAGTAGTAGTTGTTCCATCAGCGTTCACAGTCTTTACTTCGCTGAATACAGAGAAACCATCTTTCAAGTTGAAAGAAAGCTCTACAACATCAGAAGCAGCACCACTAACAGCAGAGATAACACGAGTAGATGCGTTAGCAGTTACTACAGCGTCAGCAGCAGCCTTAGAAGAGACGTGAAGCTCAATAATACCACCAATACCCAAGTCATCACAAGAGTAAGCGATATCAGTAAGAGTTACAGTACAAGCCATTTGTTATAAGGTATTAAAGGAAGGGCACAAGGCCCTTCCGTTATTATTTAATTATTATGCGAAGTTCTTAGCGTAAACGATTTCCTCACCCTTCAAGTAAGAGAAACCTAACTTGAACTGACCCCAAATCTTGTCTGAGCTTAGTTCAGCTTCGTACTTCATATCGATAGCACGAACATCGTTGTAGTCATCAGTCAACATAACCAAGTTCTGTGGAGCAGCGATGATGAACTCGTTAGCAGGCAAAGAAGCGAAGTGAGCTACTTCCATACCGTAGTAAGAAGGAATACCACCTTCAACAACACCTTGAGGAGTAGTAGTGTACAAACCAGCGATAGCGATTTGGTAAGCTTGCATTGCAGCAGTTCCCAAGAAGTAAGTAGGTTTGAAGTCACGGTCAGCATCTCCGTAAACAGCAGCCAACATAACGTCACTCATAGACTCGTAAGCACCTTCCATCAAGCTAAGGATGTTAGTAGAAGAAATAGTAGCGTTAGTGTCGTAGTCAATAACGTCTGCATCAGCAGCCATCTCAGTAGTCAACTCAGTACCAGCCAATTCAAGAGCCTTCTGAGCAGATAGTTTTGCGAAGTAGTCAAATACCCAGTCTTTGAATTCAGCATCCATAGTCTCAGGGTTGTGCTGACCTTTCTTCAACAACAATCCACGGTAAGAAGACTCAAGAGCATCCTTACAGTTCAAGAAAGCCCACTTGTAGGTTTCAACAGTCATCTCTTTTTCACCTACTGAAGCAGTAGATTGAGAATCAAATACACAAAGGTCGTTACCGAAAGTCAATGAAGCATCGAAGATAGGTACGTTTACTTTAGCTTTAACACCGTCAATTAGACGGAAGCGGTTCAATACAGCCGCTGATTTTACCATTGCATCGATGAACAAATCTGGACGTCTGTCACCGTATGGCAAGTTTGAAATAGTTACACTCATTTTATATAAGTTTTAAAAAGGGTTTCGTTTTACTTAATTTACAATAATTACTTGCGATTGAAGAAGTTATTGATCAGGTTCACTTTTTCAGGAGTGATTGCATCAAAAACTACTGTCTTGTCCTCAACTGTCTCAGCTACTTCCTCAGCCTTTTGTTCAGCAGCAAATTGCTCCTCAACTTCCAACTGATTGGTTTCTTCCTCAGCTTCAAAGTTTTCCTCTACTTCTGCATCAGCAGCAGCAAATTCCTCTTCAATGTTCTCAGCAACTTCTTCAGTAGCCTCGTACATCTTCTCTTTGTCTTCAGTCATTTTCTCTTCGTCACCTTTGTCTTCTTCTGCACTCATTTCTTGAGATACACCCATAGACTCGATGTGCTTTTGAATCATTTCGATAGCACCCTTAAGGTCTTCAACGCCACCGAACTTCTCTTCAATAGATGTCACAGCTTCAAGGAGTACGTTGTTCTCGTTCTCCAAAGCTTCGATTCTTGCCTCGTACTTGTTAGCCATTGCCTCAAATTGAGCCTCTAACTTACCAAGTTCTTTGGCGAAAGCAAATTCGTTCATTTGTTTTTCGTTATTTGTTGGTTTAATATCAGCTTTGATTTCGATAGAGAATCCATTGATATCTCCATTCTTAATCGAAGTAAATAATTCGTCAGACTCAATCTTAGCCTTTACGAATACGGTTCCGTTTGGAAGGTCGTAGCCATAGTCCTTAGACTTATCGTTCTCGCTCTCCTTCATCCAAACCTCAAGCATAACCACCTCATCAGTATCGTAAGCGTGGTTAATACCAAATGCGTTAAACAACCCTTCCTTAGAATACTTGTACATAATCTCTTCGATAGTCTCCTTTGTGAAGCGTACATAGTAGTATCCCATATCCGGGCTGAAGCGTAGGATTTCCTTGTTAGGAATCATAATAGGTCCTACAACCTCTTTCTTTTCATCTGAGGCAAACATAGCCACCTTCTCAACTTCGTTGAAATAGATGAAGTTCTCCTCAATAGCGGGCTTATCTACAAGGGAGATTTTATACATCCCTTGTGCGATGTCCTCTAATGATATATCAAATAATGGTAAGTTATCCATTCTATTTTATTTTAAATCGGTCAAAGAAACTATTGTAGTTATTCTTTATCCTTGACTTTACGGTCACCCCACGGGAGATCAGCGACATCTGCACTTGCCTTAACTGTTCCTTTTCGTATGCTTTCAGCTTTTCTAATTGCCCAATTAATACCGCTTGTTCCTCCCCAACCGAGCCAAGCAACATAGCCTCTATCTTTCCAAGGAGTGTCCTTATACTTAGGGTCAACCGCAGCATTCTTTCTATGGCGATTAAACGCAGCCATTCGAGCAATAGTATCATATGAAAGTTTTCTTCGTGAGGCTAATTGGTTAGCACGGGTCCATCCCACAGAAGTCATCCCCTTTACTTCAGAGCCGTACTTCTTCTTCCACTCAAGAACTTTCTTGGCGTTATTAGTAGCAGATTGTGGGTAGTCGTTGTATGTAGCCATCAAATTAATTTACAATTATTGTAGTATACCTTCGATTGTTAGGTATGCGTAATTATCAAATACTTCACCACTTGCACTCTTAACCAATATGCCTGAAGGTGTAAACCTTGTGGCCGTTAGATTCTGTAGGAAGAAGTCTAAGGTTGATAAATCACCCGTAGGAACCACCATATCAAAGGTGATGCGAGGGTTCTCAGACTGAATAATCTTCTCTGAATTAGCAAAGATATAGTTGTAGGTATCGGTAGGGATACCACCGTCTTCAAACAACAGACTCCATCCCGCAGTGTTTGTTGGGAATAGCCTTCCATTGAAAGTATGCTGACCTAAGTCGTAGTAAACTCTCTCTACCTCAGTAATCATACGACCAGTTTGGTCTTGACCTTTTAGTCTAATGTGTGGTATCTTAAGGTTTGTGTCAAACAGAGGCTTGTCAAGGTAAGCGAATCGTAGACCTACATCCTTGTTTTGAGTGAATATGTTTGCAGTAAAGCCAAGCTCCTTCTCGCTAAACACACCGTTCTGGAAGTTTTGGTTACTGTCCATATCGTAGGCTTGCTCACCACATACGCTTTGGAAGTATACAGAAGAGTCAAAGTTTAT